TGAAACAAGGTATTGTTTCAGGTTACTTTGCCGTTTTTGGCAATAAAGACCTTGATGGTGACGTTATCGAAGCTGGAGCGTTTACCAAGACAATCATGGAACGTGGACCACAAGGAAAGCAGCTAATTAAGTATTTGCTTGACCACGACAAAAACAAGGTTGTCGCAAAAATCACTAATCTTTACGAAGACAATAAAGGATTGCGTTACGAAGCAAAGATTGGCTCTCATGCTGCTGGCCAAGACTTTCAAAAGATGATTGAAAGCGAACTAATCAACCAGCATTCGTTTGGCTTTAGAACTATCAAAGAGCAGTTCGACCAAGAGGCTAAAGCTAACCTAATTAAAGAGGTAATGATGTATGAGGGTTCTGCCGTTCAATTCTTAGGTGCTAATCCTGAGACCACATTTATTGACTTAAAAAGCGAATCTGATGCATTCGAATATCTTAGCAGACTTGAGAAGTTTGTAAAGACATCTGATGCAACGGATGAAACACTTGAAAAACTAGAAAATCAACTTAAATCACTTTTGGAGTTTCTAAAGCCAGCTGAGCCTACTTTGGAAATTAAGAAAGCCGAGGAGGTCGAAATAATAACAATTAACGAACTTAAAAAACAATTTGAATCATGGAAAATCTAACAATTGATGCCGTAAAGGCAGTGATTGCAGAAGCTGGCGAGGCTCTAAAGGCTAAAGCAAGCAATGCAGAGGTGAAAGCTAACGAGGCTTTCGAAAAGGCTGAGAGCCTACTTAAGTCTCTTAGCGGTGTAGTAACCAAAGAAGAGGCTGCTGAAATGCAAAAGCAACTTGACAAGCTTGACATCGCTTTGCAAAAAAGCGCAGTTGAGAAAGAAGTAAGTGCTGAAGATTTCAAAAGTGCATTTATGAAGGCTTACGAGCCAGTAAGAGCAGAAATCGAAAGATTGAAGTCTGAGCCTAATGCTCGTCTTAAGGCTCCTTTGGTATTTGAAATTAGCGAGAAAGCAGTTGGAACCATCACTTTGGCTTCTACTATTGCTAACGCTAACTCTTCTTCTCAAGTAACTATTTCTGAGTTTACTGGTGTTGTTTCTCCTATCCGTCAGCGTTTGTTGACTTACCTTGCTAATGCAAGCGTTGGAGCAATCGGAACTCAGTATGCAGTTTGGGTTGAAGAATACGACCAAGAAGGAACTCCAGTAATGATTGGCGAAGGTGTTGAGAAAACTCAAATCGACGTACAATACAAGGAGCAGAGAGCTAAGGTTGAGAAGATTGGTGTTCACATGAAGGTTTCAATGGAAATGTTGGAAGATGCTGCTTACTTGGCTTCTTACATCCAATCCAATGGAGTAAAGCGTGTTGAGACTGTTATCGAAAACCAATTGTTCACTGGTAACGGAACATCTCCTCAGCTTGCTGGTTTGCTTTCTAAGTCAACTACTTTTACTGGCGCTTCTATGGCTGGTGGTGTTGAGTCTGCAACTAACTGGGATGTTATCCACGGAATCATCGCACAGGTTAAAGCTGCTAACGGAACCGCTACTGGTGTATTCGTTGAGACTGGTCAATATCACTTGATGCTTTCAGCAAAGGATGCAGAGAAGCAGTATATCCTTCCTGCTGGCGTTACTTTCAACGCTAACGGTGGTATCAACGCTTGGGGTGTAAACATTATCCCAACTAACGCTTTGACTGGAACTGCTGCTGATTTCGTAGGTGGTGACCTTTCTGTTATCAATGTACGTTTGAGAAGCGGTTTGCAAGTGGCAATCGGAGAGTCAGGCGATGACTTTATCGACAACTTGAAGACTGTCAGAATCGAGCAGCGTTTGGTGCAGTTTATCTCTGCTAACGATACTCCAGTACTTGTTAAAGGTACTTTCAGCGCTGCAATTGCGCTTTTGGAAACAACTTAATTTTATAGGTGTTTAGTTTAATGGTAAAAGGGCGGGAATTTTTCCCGCCTTTTTTTGTTCAAAGCCTTATAAATCACTTACTTTAAAAAAATAAATAATTAACTATGGCAACATTTACAATGTGTAAGCCTCAAAGATGCAAGCTCAAAAACACTTGCCAGCGGTTTACCTCCAAACCTAGCGAGATGCAAATTTATTTTGATAGGGAGCCAAGCAGCCAAGATGGAACGGCTTGCGAAATGTATTTTAAAAAGAATTGTAAGCCTTGCGGCGAAATTTAAACTATAAAAAATGAATATTACAGAAGACGATTTCTTAAAAGCAGAGATTGAAAATTTTAACTTAACCTTTGATAATCCCGATTTTATAGCCTTGGCTCAAGAGGTGGCCAATTATTGCAAAAAGTTTGACATAAATAGCGTTTTAGATTTTGGTTGTGGGACTGGTGTTTATTCCGAGGTTATGCGCCAAAATGGTTTTAACATTACTGCACAAGATGTTTTTAAATCACATCGAGATTATTGCAAAAGCAATTACCCAAAATTAAGCGTAGTTCAAAAGCCTAAACAAGCCGACCTAATGCTATGGATTGAGGTTGCGGAACACATGACAGACGAGCAAATTCAAAAGGCTTTAAATGCGGTTAATCCAAAGTTTATACTTTTTTCTTCAACTCCTGAAACGACAGATTTTGACGATGACTGGGGACATATAAACATTAAGCAAGAAAAAGAGTGGATAACTATGTTTAAAACATTTGGATACAAATTGATTGAAAAGCCAAAAACACCTACACAATGGGCGCTAACGTTCCAAAAAATCTAATTTACTTTATTTACTACGGAGGAAAAATTACGCATTACCACAAGCTTAATTTAAGCTATTTAAACAAGTACTGGCATTTGTTTGATGGTCAAAAGATTGTAAAGGTTGCTATTGACTTGGGTTATAATGGCAAGCCAATACTTGACCTTTTGCCAAAGGATTGCAAAGTTGAATTTGTAGAGAATAACAGGATATTTGGCGAGGCGGTACACTTTGTTGATTCAATCAGTCGAGTAAATGGTGGCATTACGTTTTATAGCCATTGTAAAGGCGTTTCACGGCCTGTAATGCGAGGCTTAGACAAATGGATTACTCATTTATATGAAGGCAATTTAAAGGCTATGCCTGACCTATCAGAGAAACTATTTTCTAGCGTTTGTGGTAAGCTTTTGCCTTGTCCTCCATACGTTCCGCAAGACTTTCACTATTCAGGTTCCTTTTATTGGTTTAACACCGATAAAGTAAAAAAAAGAATGAAACAGATGCCAATGGATAGGTATTTAAGTGAAAGATTTCCAGCGATTATTGCCAAGGAAAGCGAATGCATATTTAATTACCCAAGCTTTGACAAAAATTTTAATTACTACAACGAACAAACGTGGGCCAACCTTTAAAGATATTTTATTCAAACCCTTTCAACTTAGATAAAAATATAGGTAAAGCCTATAACGATTATTTGAGTTGTTTAAATGTGGATGACGAGGATTGGATTGTAATGCAAGACGGCGACATACTTTATTTAACTGCTGATTGGGGCAAAAGAATAAACGATGCGTTGTCTTTAGATGGAGACAAATTTGGCTTGGTAGGATGCTACACAAACAGGTTAAGGTCAAAACACCAATTGCATAATAAAGCCTTTAACTACGATTTAAACGTGCGAAATCATTTTGAGATAGCTAATTCATATAAAGAAGAAGGCATTCAAGAAATCAAAGAATATATCGCAGGCTTTTTTATGGCTTTTCAATATAAAACATGGAAAAAGATTAAGTTTACAGAAAATAGTTTGGCTTTTGATTCATTGTTTTCGATGAGGGTTAAAGAGTTAGATTTAAAGATTGGATTAATTAGGTCTCTTTATGTTTTTCATGGTTACCGACTTTGGACAGATGATGAGCCTTGGAATGATAAAAAACATTTACAAAAATAATCGGTACATTTATGATAAAATTATTGATTGACTTGGCGCCCTTTGAGAAAGGTGAGGTTTTAAGCGTAGGCAAGACTTACGACACTTACTTGGTTGACAAAGGAATGGCCGTTTGGGTCAAAGTGGACAAAGAAAAAATTAAAACGAAATGAGCGTTGTTAGACCTTTAGACATTAGCTACAATTATCAAGTAGCAACCGAACCAATCACATTGGCAGAGGCTAAGGCTTGGTTACAGATTGATTATTCTGACTGGGATAGTATTTTGACTAACCAATTAATTCCTGAAGCTAGAATTGAATCTGAAAAGGCCAGCGGTATGCTTTACGTTCAACGCAATGTTACTGTCACAAATAACAAGCGAGAGGAAAGGATTTATCCATTTGGACCTTGGGTTGCCGACGTAACTACTGACGAAACAGAAGTTGAAAATTACACTTATTCAGCTGGGTTTAACAATTCTAATCCTTTGCCTCAAGACCTTAAAGTTGCGATGCTTAAAAGAATTGCCACAGAATTTGCGTACAGACAAAACATCATTGATATGCAAATGTACTACGCACAAAAGTCCAGCATTACAACTGAGTTGAAATATAGAGCCGACCTATTCGTATGATTAATTTTGGCAAATATGACCAAAAGGTTTCTTTTGTAACCTTTCAATCTGTAAGCGATGGCGCTGGAGGTACAACACCAACGCCGTCAACGACTTTAACAACCTTTGCATCTGTTAAGCAGACAAGAGGAAGCAATGGATTAGAAGCTGGGGAAATGGTATTGCCAAACACCTACCAAATAGCGATTCAGTACAGAACCTCTTTTGTGCCTAGCGAAATTTACCAAGTGCTTTATGCTTCTAAATACCACAAGATTTTAGGCGTGCAACTTAATGAGCAAAGGCAACATAAAGAGTACATTATTACAATGGTTGCGGTATGAGTGTAACTGTTAAAGGATTGGACAAAGCTTTAGCTGACTTGAATACTAAAAGCGATGCGGTAATTGATTCGGTAAAGGAAACATTGGCGAGCGCTGCAACTGATATCGAAATTCAAGCAATTAGGAATGCACCAAGCACTTGGAATGGTTTGTCTTTAAACATAAAGCAAAGGATTGACAAGGTTTCTGAAAATAACGGATTGGCTTGGAAAGTTGGAGTTCAATCAGGAGACCCAGTATTTGAAATTGAAGCGTGGTTGGAATTTGGAACTGGATTAAGTGCAAAAGAGATTCTTGCTAATCCACAATACACACAAGAGGTAAGAGATGTTGCAAGACAATTTTACAGAAATGGTCAAGGTCGAATTATTGGTAGACCATACCTAATGCCAGCTTTCTTTGCAAATACTGCAAACTTAGTCCAAGAAATTGAAGAGCAAATTAAAAATGACATTAAATGAGAGAGATATCTACTGACATACGGATTGCGGTAATTGATGCAATTACTCCTTTGGTTCTTAGTGGTGTTACTATTCCAGTACATGACACAGAATTGCCGTCGACAATTAATCCAGCGGTTTATTTAGGCTCTCAGGCTTACGTACTTATTACAGACCAAAACGAGGCAGAAACCACAAACAACGATTGTTCAATTAGGCAAAACGCAACCTTTCAGATTAATATCGTAACTAAGTTTCCGCAAGGAAGTGGAGGCAAAAAGCTTTCTGAAAATATTTCCAATGCAATTCAGCTTAAAATGAATCTGACGGATATTGATTTGCCGAATGATTTACAAGCGGTAAACATCCGAAAGAACTTTTCTAGGGTTCAAATCGAGCAAGGCAGTAGTCAAATAGCTTACCAAAAAATCTTGTCTTATACCTTGGATGTTTTCCAAGTATCTTGATAAATAAAAATTTATGTATATTTGTTAAAACGAATAAGCAATGGCAACATATCAATTAGGCAATTTC